GAAGCTCTTACCACAGTATTAACAAAATGTGGTGGTAATATATCTAGTTCTCTTTGGTAAAAGTTTTTTGGATTAATCTTCATATTGCACCGTCATTCCAAATGGTGCTTCTATGTTTCGGTCGTATTCGTTATTAATTAGAAATATGGTATCGCAATAGTCAGCATCACCCCAACTATCAAATGGCCATCCATCTGTAAACATTATAAATTTTTTAGGTTGAATACCTTCTTTTTTCATATAGTCCCAATTACATTCAAACTCTGTACCACCACCTGAACCTAATTCGTATTCTAATAATTCGTCTGCATTATCAGGTGTAAACACTTTTGGATTGAATACTTTGGTATCAAATGTCCAAAGATGTATTCTAAAGTCTTTATATTGATCCATTATGTTTTTAACTTCTGTTAAAAATTCTTTACATTGTTGGTCTGATATTGATCCAGAAGCATCAAGAGCCAAACATATATCAATCATTTGATCATTATTTTGTCCTGGTAGTATAGCAGATGTATGCCATGCTTTTCTACTTGGTCTCATCCAAGTATAATCAGACTTAATAGTACTCATAATTTGTTGTTGGATTATTTCTCTCCAATCCATTTTTGGTTCGGTTAACTCTTTAACCATTCTTTGTATTGCACCTGGTAAACTACCAGCACCTGTTGATTGTGCGGCACTTATCATTGCTTCTTTTACTTCATCTCTTATTTTCTTTAATTCTTCTTTTGTATAAACTGGCTTACCTTTACCTTTTTCTTTTTTGTTATTATCTTTGCCTTTTCCTGCACCGTCTCCATCTCCCCAATCTATATGCTCGTCCATTAATTGACCTAATTTTTCTATTGCTTTCTTACCATTCTTTTTTGCAGTTTTATATAAGTCGTCATAAATTTTTTCTGCAGGCCAATCTTTATATTTGTCATCTTGGAAACCTTTGTTCTCACCTTTTTTACCTTGTGGCATTTCACCAATTTTACCTTCTACAAGAATTTGATTAACGGCATAATCCGCCGCAATATTCCAAAGCATAGGTTGTCTATTTCCAATTCTAACTAACATATGTTCAAATACATTATGTAGAACTTCGTGACCAAATAAAAATTCTGCTTCTTTTGGTGTAAGTGAATCTATAAATTTTCTATTATAAAAGAAATGTCGTCCATCAGTACCAGCAGTAGGACACCAGTCATCTGCATTAACTAATTTTAATCTAGTTGCAAGGTTACCAAAAAACGGATGTTTTAAAAGTAAGGCAATCCTTGCGGTAACTAGTTTGTCTATAATTGCTTGGTCTGTTGAGATCATTTAGACTCCATAGCAGTTATGACATACTTGCCAAACTTCTTATGGAACCTATCAAAAGATTTTAGTTTGCTAGGATCGAACGGAAGTTTATAGTTTGTTAAAGCAATCTTGGCACCCATAACAACTAACTCTGTTTCAAAGTTATCCATCATGTAGTGAAAGAATCTGTCTGCTTGTTCGTTCCAATTTTTTGTTTTCTTTTCATGTGCTTGTTGTAATTCATAACACAACGAAACAGTTAAAGAATACATCGCTGATATTTCTTTACATTTTAAGTCTTTAACTTTCCCACTTAATATATCTGATGGATTAGGTAGTTGGCCGCTCACCTTACGGTGATTCATAAACTTAACGGCCAACCCTTCTCCTACTGCACCTGCAACGAGGTCAGTGAGCGTACTTTCTGGCAGGTCGTCAGATAGAAGTTGTGATACGAAACTCCAAGATCTTGGAGTTGCGAAAGATCTTGATGATCCTTTTGGATCAAAATCATATAAATCTTGTTTTGCAAATGTCACATAACCTACAACATCAGGATGAATATGATTAAATGTTGCCCATTCCATCCAGTCATCGTAGTCTACTCTTAATTCTATGTGAACAAATCTGTTGGCTAATGGAGCCGGCATTCTGTAAGTGACACCTTTGTCAGCATCTCTGTTACCAGCCGCTACAATTGAAACACCGTCGGGCAGTTTATATTGTCCAACTCTTCTGTTTAATATAAGTTGGTACGCCGCCGCCTGTACTGCCGGTGCCGCCGAATTTAATTCATCTAAGAAAATAATTGATGTTGATTTTACATCTACTGGTAATTCAGCCGGTGCGGCCCATACCATATTATTTTCTTTTGCGTTATAATAAGGAATACCCTTAATATCTGTTGGTTCCCATAAAGGAAGTCTAATATCAATAACTTCTCTTTTTTGAGAATCTGCAATTTGTTTAACTATGTCTGATTTACCAATACCTGGTGCTCCCCACATCATTATTGGTCTTTGTAATTTAATGCAGTGTTCTAGTGCCAGTTTCGCTTCATTAGGCGTAACCGTTCTATTTTGTGATCCTACTGCTTGTTTTTCTGTTTGTTTCGCTCTTGCCATTTTGTATAGCCTCCTCGTTTAATTGTTATAATACTATAATAACATACTATTATAATACGTCAACCTGGTAATTATGGCTAAAAAGTCGCTATTTTATTGGGTTTTTTGCTCATCTGCCTTGCTCATTGCCCGTGCTAACCCGTATTTTGTGACATCTCCAGCAAACATCATGAGCTGTAATGCCATTTTTTCCATGGTTACTACTATTTGTTTTTTATCTACATAATACGGACAATCCACGAATTCATCCAACCAAAGAAAGGTTTGTGGAGTGAATATAATTTTTGCTGGAAATTTAATTTCGTAAACTTTAATATCTAAGGATTGTATCCATTCATAGCCTATTTTTGTAAGTCTTAATGAACGTGCTTGGTAAGATTCACGGACATTTTGCCACCAAGTGAAGTATGCAGTCTTAATACTTTCTTCGTGCAACGGTTCTTCCTTGAGCATTAGGAAGGTTCGAGTGTATGCCGTCTTTACGTCCATACACTTAATTATCTAGTGAATTTGTCGCCTGTTTTTAAAAGATACACCGCAAACTTGTCTGTCTTATGCATGGTATTAAGTTTTTTAACCAAGTTTTCTGCGTGTCCTGGATTTGAAAATGAAACTTTTTTGTACTTAGGTCCTGGGTAATTAGCAACCAAACTAGATGATTTTAAATTAATAGGTTTACCGTCATAAAACACGGCCCATATACCTTCTGCCGCAAGAACTTCGTCCAATTTATATGTTTCCTTATTGGAGTACTGAAGTAAGACTGTTGGTTTCGGTCTGCTCATAATTACTAGTTGTATTTACCAGAAACTATTAATGGACGAAAAACAAAAGTTAGTTAAAGATTTATAGGCTTATTCAACCATGTGTTATAAATTTGCAACGACCAGGTTTTGTCTTTGATTTGAAAGTTATTAAACACGTCGTCAGGAAATTGACTTGTACCGATGTTTTTAATGTCAAATGTATTAGAAAATTTAAAAGTATCTTGCCATTGTTGTAAACTGTTCGCATAATTTTCAACGAATGTGTTGGCAGTATTTTCAATATATTTTTTTGCTTCTTCAATTACTATGTCACGATGTTTTTTTTCAAAACGGGTAGCACATTTTTGAAACATAGAGCTATCTGAACAAATAATTTGTATGGTATTTTTCTTTTTTGTAAGGCAAAAATCTGTATCGTGTGACAATGTATATTCGGAGTCATTATTTTCAAATTTTTTAAAGTATTCTTCTTTTTCTTCATTAGAATATCTAAAAAATTTCTTCATTATTTGACGATCTGTTTTAATTTTATATTGGTTGCAAACAGAATCCTCAATTTCAGTTGGTCCATGTGTATGTAGGTAATCTTTGTTAATCATACCTAGTATTAAATCACCACACATACCACCACGAAATAAAATTATATTATGCATTGTATTGGAATAAAAACTTTATGTTGCCGTTTGTTGTATCTGGATTTTCAAGTATATCATAATTGCCATTTCCATCTTTTATTTTAGTTATGAATTTAATATTTTTCCATAGTAATTTTAGGTTATATGTTTTTTCAATATGTTTTGCAAAAGTTTCAAAGTATACTTTATGATCAATAGTTAAACGATTCCAGTCAACAATTTGTGTGTCTCTAAAACTATAAAAAAATAAACAATTAGGTTTCATAGCTTTTACATATTTAGAAATATGGTTCTCAACAACCGAAAGTTCACACCAAATATCTCCTCTATTGTTTATGACAATAAAATTATCAAATATTCTACCGTTAATTTTTGCTATTTCAGACCTGTCATTTATTATTTGTGCTTTTGGATAAAATGTTTTGACAATTGGCCATTGTTCGATAACTGTAAGATTAGGAATTAGTTCTTCTAAGTAATATCCAGCACTACCAAATATACAAGTTTTGCCTTTTTGTAATTTATCAATAATAAATTTGTCATATTCATCTATTATTATTTTGTTTTTGTTTTTACGATTTCTTAACCATAATTCATGTTTAAGTCTACCCATACGATATCTTCTATAATTGTGTTGATCAGTATTAATCATAGGATAATCAGTAAAATGTTCTATTAATTTTTTCATTTGCTTATAAAGTAATGTCGATCAGGAACACTCCAAGTAAAATTTAAACCATAGTCAGTATAGTTTTTGCTTAAATCTACAACTGTATTGTTTGGCAATGATTGTTTTAGCCAACTTGTTATTGCTTGTTGGTAGTCAGTAGGTAGTTTTAAGGGTATTTTTTTGTTATCAATGTTAAGATAATGTCTGTTTAAACACAAATAAATGTTATCACAGTTGTTTAACCAGGTGTTTATTTGCTCTATAATGCCCGTACAAGGGTATCTTGAGTATCCTTGGTGTGTGACCAGTAATAGTTCTGCTTGTTTAATATTGTCTACAAATTTTACAGTTGGAATATTAATATCTAAATGTACTTCTTCAATATGATGTATTTGTTTATAATTATTTAAAGTAATAAAATCTTCAATTTGTTGTAATCTTCTTAATTTATATTTGTTGTCGTAGAATTTATCTTGAATTCTTTTAAAATTTTTTGCCCACTTGTATAAAGCAGTAGGTTTTATTATTGTAATTTTTTTATTTTTTGCTATCAAAGGTACCACCATCCATTTCGATATTGATAGTTTTGGCCTCTTGAGCAGTTTTTAATGCTTCGATTATTTCTTCTTGTATTGTAACAAGTCTAGTCATTACTTGTGTTAAGGAATCTGCTAATTGATCAGCCTCTCGAGCAGTTATACGAATATCACTGGTTCCCTTTTGACGTAGAGTACGTATTCTACCTAGTAAATTTTCAATTGGTTTAGTCTGAATTTTTGAGTGCTTCATTTAATTGTGCAACCATTTCTGTTTTTGATTTAATTGGTCCTTTGTAAGGATATCGTTGTAATGTAATTATTTTTGGACAATATGCTTTACGCCAATTTACAGTTTCAAATTTTACAATATAATAGCCTGCACAAAACATACTTTTAGATTTAGGTGTTTTTGTATATAAAGGTAATCCTTTTTGTACGTTCCATAATGGATTATAAGGTTTTTGTGAACAAGGATATCCGTGAACCTCAAAGTTTTCTGCGTGTTTTACGTCCCATTTGTTTACAAATTTTTCTTGTTCTTTTATTTCTTTAGGTACAGATTGATTGTCTTCAAAAATATTAAATCCAAACTTTGTGAACAGGCTTTCTTGTGTATGATAAACTTGTCTTTTATCTTGTTTGCTTAAGAAGATCCAACCATCATCTTCTTTTTTTTGCAGGGTTCCTAATTTTTGGCCGTTTTGCTCAACTATCCAAAATTTATCTTTAACAAGTGTTTTCGCTCTTACTGTCATGCACTTAACCTCGCATTAAATGGCTCCACATACAATTGAGCCTGTTCACTAATTTTATTTAAATCATACTTGGCACAGAACCTCATGAATCTGATTCCAACTTGTTCTACACTTTTATTTTCTGCCTTAGCCTGTGCAATCGTTTGATCAAGTTCTTCTACAATAGCTTCTGGTTGTGCGTGTAAATCAACTAATAATTTATTTCTTTCATAATCGTCCATAACTCTGTGTTCTTTTCCTTCATGATCTACCCATTTTGTTAGCATTAAATTATTCCATGTATAACCTTTTGCTTGTCTATCTCCAAATGCTTCTTTTAATCCTATTTTGTTTTTAGTACCTTTTGTTCTTACACCCGGATATGCACTAAAAATATTATCGGAAGGATCACCCCTCATAGATTTTTCAAATATTATCCATTCTATATCCGGTGCATCTTTAGGTAATTCAGTTTTTTTATCTATTATTTTGTTGCCTTTGTTGTCAAACCATCCTTTGTGTGTAATAGTTGTTTCTGTAATCCCATTGTATTGTTTAACATTTTCTTTTACAAGTTGATTTAAATCTTTATCAGTGCTTAAAATAACGTGTTTATCGTTTGGATGTTTATCTATCCAACGTGCAATTAAATCGTCTGCTTCGGCACGTGAGTTTTGTAATACTGTTGCATTTGTTTTTGTTTTAATAAAATTAGTAAGGTCATCATAGCACTCCCAAAATATTTTATTTTCTTCTTTTTCTTTATCACTCATTGCTTCAAATGTTTCTTTTCTATTTCTTTTATAAGGTGCGTAATGATCCTTACGCCAACTACGTCCTTCTAAACAAAATATAAGATGAGAACCATTAAAATCTGCCCATGCTTTTTTAATAGAATTCATAGTAATATGAATAGCCATACCTATTTTCTCGCTAGTATCACCACGAATAATGTGCCTAGCACGGAAAAAAGTATTTGCCGTGTCTATTAATATATGAGTCATGTTTAAGAAACTTCCGTTTTTCCGTCGTCTCTTCTGTTTATTTGAACATAACCAGATCCTGAAACATCAATACCTTGTTCGTTGCCGATTGTTCTACAGAGAGTTTGAAACCATTTGTCGACTATTTGTTCTTCGCTATCCCCTTGATATCCATGTTGTTGTAAATTATTGACAAATTCTTTATTCCAATCCAATTCAAAAAAACCATTTCTTGGATTTTCTGGATTAACATTCATGTTTAGAACCTTAACCCAAGGTTCCTCGCTTTTGCCTTGAGTTTT